CATCTGCGTCATCTGAATTTTCCTCATCTTCTTCTGACTTCATCATTTCACCATCTTCATCAGATGTTTCATCTCCCATCTCACTTTGTGCACCAGCTTCATCGCCTTCTGCATGTTTCTTCAATGCAGCTAAAACTTTTTCTAATGACTCAATAATTTCTGCATGTGTCATTTCTTCACCTTCGCCACCTTCCATGTCTTCATGGCCTTGGCCTTCTGTATCAACGCCTAGAGCTTGTAGATCTGCAGCGTCTTCATTACCCATAACCTCTTCAAATAATTTGTCGAAAATAGATTTCATATTATTATTTATCTTGTCTTTTGATGTTTTTTCAATGTTTTGATCAAAATTTTCTCCAAAGCTTAAATTACTAATATTATAAGCGTTGATTTTCTTGTGTTTTGGGTTACGGACATCTACTGGTTCGTTACCAAAACCGTCAGCTTCTGCAGGACCTGTAGTATCCTTATTTTGAATATCTTTAGCTTTTGGGCTGTTTAAGTCAACTGGACCTGGTCCTTTTTTTGTTGTCATTTTGGCAGCTTGTTTAGCAGGTGCTTTTTCATTAAGCACTTTGCTGTTATATAATTCCCATATATCTACTAGGTTCTTAGAAGTGGACATGTAAATATTTATGTTGCTCATGCTTAAAAACAAACAAACATATTTAAATAACCCTAATCTCCCAACAGTTAATGCAGAATTTGAATATACACCGGAGATGATTGTGGACTTAGAAAAGTCATCAAAAAACATTCTTTACTTTGCTGAAAACCACTTCCATATTATATCACTAGACGAGGGTAAACAAAAAATTGAACTACATTTGTGCCAAAAGAGAGTGTTACGTAAGATGCGTGATAATAGATTCTTTATATTGTTAGCTTCTAGACAGATCGGTAAAGCTTTGGCATTGGACACCAAAATACCTACCCCTTCAGGGTGGACTACCATGGGAGATATAAAACAAGGCGATGAAGTATATGGTATAGATGGTAAACCATGCAATGTTGTATATGTTCATGATATTTTAGAAAATAGAGATTGTTATAAATTAACTTTTGACAATGGTCAAGAAATTGTAGCTGATGCAGAACACTTATGGTTCACTGAAACCAAACAAGAACGAAAAACAAACGGTAGTGTTAAAACTACACAGCAAATATTTGAAACGTTAAATTATGGTGATGAGCCTAATCATAGGATACCATCTTGTATAGATGGGGTGGAAGGAATAAAAAAAGACTTACCTAGAGCGCAATGGCATTACATTAAAAATGTAGAAAAAGTAGAGTCAGTACCAGTACGTTGTATAACTGTTGATAGTCCAGATAGTTTATATCTTGTTGGTGACCATTATATACCCACTCATAACACCACTTTAATGACAATCTATGCATTATGGGTTGCATGCTTTCAAAAAGACCAATCTATATTAATTGTAGCAAATAAAGAGGGCACTGCAATAGAAATCTTTAGAAGAATTAGATTAGCATATGAAGAATTACCAAATTGGTTAAAACCAGGTGTTAAAGAGTACGGTAAAACATCAATGATATTGGGTAATGGGTGTAGAATTGGTATATCAACCACGACAGGTACAGCTGCCAGAGGTCAATCTATAAACTGTCTTATATTAGACGAATTAGCGTTTATTGAACCGCATTTAGTTGATGAATTTTGGAAATCAGTATATCCAATCGTTTCATCATCTAAGAAATCAAAAATATTTATAGCTTCTACTGCAAACGGAACAGGCAACTTGTTTCATAATTTATATTCAGGTGCTGAAACAGGAAGGAACGGTTGGTGTAGTGATAAAATTTTATGGAATGAAATTCCTGGCAGAGATGAGAAATGGAAAAATGAAACCATAGCAACTATTGGTAGTTTAGATGCCTTTAATCAAGAATTTAATTGCGAATTCCTAGATTCAGGTGAAAGTTCTGTAAATGAAGAATTATATGAAAGATTAAAAGTGTATGTTACGGATCCCAAGTTTGTTATGGAGGATGGACACTATACTATATGGGAAGAACCGAAAGACTCTAGTATATATATTGCTGGCGTGGATATAAGTGAAGGTGTAGATAAAGACGCTTCAGTAATTCAAATATTAGATATAACTGACTTAACTTCAATCAAACAAGTTGCAATTTACCATAATAATGGTATATCACCTTACCCTTTTACAGAAAAATTGAATGATATACTAACACAATGGGGTAAACCACTAGTTGCAATTGAAAGAAACAATTGCGGTGCTCAGGTAGTTGATAATTTACGTGAAATTCACGGCTATGATAACATAGTTTCATGGGGTGCAGCTGCAGCTGGCCGTACTAAATCACAATTAGGTATAATTGCACATACAAACACCAAATTTACCGGGGTTACAAACATGCGTTACTGGGTTAATCAGTTAGAAGTAGTGCAAATTAAAGATTTAGCAACTTTAAAAGAGATGAGAGACTTTGTAAGAAGTGCAAATGGTTCATGGGGAGCTAAAAAAGGTGCAGGATATCATGATGATAGGGTTATGGCATTGGTTTGGGCTCTTATTATATTAGACGAAGCATTAGTAAGTAAGCATTTTGACGTAGTAAAGACAGACAGCAATAATAGACCATTAATTCTTAAGCAAATTGACTTTGGTATTAAATACTATACATCAACCTCTTCTTTTTACAATCAAAAAGACAATAACTCAGCAATGCCTTCAATAATTGGAAATGCAAGCGGTGAGATACCAGACGACGATTTATATTTCTTACAACAGCAAGGATTTAGACCATTACAATGAGCACCACAGACCCAATTATACAGTCACAATTTAATAAAAGTAGAAAAGATAAATTTCTACTAGTGTTTCAGTTACCACAAATATTAACAAGCATTAATAATTCTGATTTAAGTGTAAGATCAAACAGTTTAATTAATCAAGATTCAATGCAATTTTCTGTTTACGGATCAGTTATACCAGAAGTACAGGTACCTGAAATTATTAACACATATAGTGGTCAATCTTACAAAATATCTTCAGGTATTAGGCCGCCTTATGAAAATATTAAAATCAGTTTTACAATAGATAACAGATTTAACAATTATTGGGTTATATGGAAATGGCTTAACTTGTTAAACGACTCAAAAACATCTACTTTTAACAGCAGTAACGTAATTCCAAATACAAATGCTGTATTAAACAATCAAGGCACTCTTAACACAGCACTTCAACCTCAAGGCTATCAAACAGACTTTACTTTATACGGCAAAGATGAGTTTGACCAGAACATAGTACAGTTTACATACACCAAAGCTTTTCCTGTTTCTTTAGGTAGCATTGACTATTCTTATAGAGATGCAGATGAAATTGAAACCACTTTTGAGTTTGCGTTCTCTCAATTCTTTGTTGATTTGTTGTAATTTTTGCCCGTAAATCTATAAATAATAATATATGGCATTAACACTCCAATCACCAGGTGTTCAGATCAATGAAGTTGATCTTAGTCAAACACCAGTTCTTCCAACAGGGACAAATATTTTAGTAGCAGGGTTTGCACCACAAGGTCCTACCGATGAAATTATTCAGATATCATCATTGGGTGAATTCGAACAAGTTTTTGGTACACCTACTACTCCAGCAGAAAGATATTTTTATCAAACAACAGCCCCAATTTTTAATACTTCTGCTAATGTTAATGTTTATAGAATGCCTTATGGTCCAGCAAACGGAACAGGTTTTGGAGCATATTACGGAGCTTTAGCATATCCAGTTGTTCCAATTAATATTGACTCCTCTTCTGCAGGATTTGGTAATCAATTATCAACATTAAATGCTCAACCATCAGGTATTATGTATATGCTTGGTCAACCAACTCACTTTGAGCTAACTCTTGACCAGTACAATGCAATTTTACAAAAAGGTACAACATCAGATGGTACATTTACGTTTGGTTGGAATAACAGTGTCAGCACTACCATTAACAATATCAGTCAAATAGGTTATGCTGGTATTATTGTTCTTAATAGTGGTCAAACATCAATTGATCAAGCATTTCAAGGTTATTATACCGGTGTAATTGACAATGCAAATATTAATCCAGCAACAAATTACAATGATATTTTAACAGTTCAGTCAGTTGCATCAGCAAACCCAGCATTAGGAATTGGTTGTGCTGGTGGATACATTACATTACCATCATCTAGATTAGCATTTAGCTTGTCTTCAGTAACAGACAATCAACCATACGGAACTGTTATTACAGGTAATCAAGGTCCTAGCGTATCTCAAACATTAGAAACTGCAAGTACATTTAATATTGCAACAAGAGCTTGGGACGATACATTAGCAGTTGGGTTATTTAAATTAAATCAATCAACATTCTCACCAAATACTACACAACTTGCATATTCATTACAAGAAAAGTATATTGGATCGTTAGATTATTGGAGAACAGTTAATAGTACAACAGGCGGTACTCCACAAAGCATTTACCTCAGTAATATTGAAAATAATTCACCAAATATACAAATATTGGTTAATGATTATATTTCAGCTATTAACGGCACGCCTTGGTTAGATATTAATGGCTTACCAACTAACAAAGTGAGAATGATTTCTCAAAACTTTGCAACAACTGGAAGCATTAACACATTATTTACATACGCTTCTGCAGCATATGGTATTACAAGCACAACAACGAGTGGTCAAATTACAACTTTAACCAATACATTAAACGGCTTGTATAATACATACAGTGGTCAAACAGCAGATAGTTTATTCCCAATTGGTGCTTATTCAAATGGCAATTTACAAACTAAAGATTTAGGTAGTATTCCAGCAAAAGTTGATAGATTATTAACAGTTGCTGCAAACCCTGAACTTTATAATATTGACATTACAGTTGATGGTGGTCTTTCAACAATTTTTGCAGTTCAGCAATCAATTGCTAATGCAAAAGGTAGCCCACCAACAGCAGTAAATCCTTTCGATGATCAAGTTACAATCCCAGAAATTTCTGGTTTGTATGTAACGGACCCAACACAGATTACTGGAACAGCTCAAGTATTCCGTAGTAATTACCTTACTATTATTAATAAGTTTTCAAACTTTGCAACGTTTACGAGAAAAGATCATATCTTTATTGGTGATTTACCAAGACATATATTTGTTCAAGGACCAAATTCTAAGGTATTAGATAATCCTTCAACAAACTTCTCGTTAAACATGTACAGCCCAATCCGTGCTGTTACAGATTCATTAAACACAAGTTACATGTCAATCTACGGTAACTGGGTTAATGTATACGACAACAATTTAGGTGCAAATTGCTGGATTCCATTCTCAGGTTTTGCTGCAGCAGCATATGCTAATACAGACTCAAACTTTCAGCCATGGTTTGCACCAGCAGGATTTACAAGAGGTATTGTAAGTGGTATTAACGACATTGCAATTTATCCAAATCAAAAGCAAAGAGATCAACTTTACAATATATCAGTTAATCCAGTAGCATTCTTCCCGAATGAGGGTTACGTAATTTACGGTCAAAAGACATTCTTGAAACAACCAAGTGCATTTGACAGAGTAAATGTAAGAAGATTGTTCTTAAATCTTGAAAAAGCTACAAATTCAACAGCTCAGTTCTTCGTATTTGAACCAAACACAGTATTAACGAGAACAAGACTTGTAAATACAATAAAGCCGTTGTTTGAAAATGCAAAGAATACAGAAGGTGTTTACGATTAT